ACGATAGAACAACTGATGCGCCAGTCAATGTTGTTGTGCTAATCAAAGTCATGCCGCCTGCTGCGGGTGCAGCCCATTTTAAGCCTGTCGCGGTAGAACTGTCGGCGGTTAAAACTGTGTCATTTGCGCCAACTGCAAGGCGAGCATCGGTTGTTGAATATGTATAAACATCACCCTTAGTTGTTAAAGGTGAGCTTCCAGATTTTGTAACCCACGCCGATCCAGAATATGCTTGAATTACGTCTGTATCTTTAAGGTAGGAAATCATCCCTTCCTGTGGGCTTGCGATGGCAGACGTTCTAGCTGCTGCGCTAGCGAATACCATCACAACCTGTGAGGCTAGGTACCCGTTGGCTTGGGCAGCCGTAAGCACGTCTCCTGTATTAAACTCGATGTAGCCTAGTCCTGCTGCCATTTTTCTCCTAGTAACTCAATATAGATGTGCCGATTATACCAAAAAGACTACTGCCAACGATGAAGCCATCCGCAATAGGTTCGAGCGTTGTTACTGTTGCTGTCATTCTGTTGGGAGTTATATCCCACTTTAGCCCTTGAACCTGTAGCGTTTTGACGATAGTCGAGCCATCAGGCTGGACATTGGTTATCTCTACATTGTCAAAATAATCAAGCCCAATCATGGTATCTGTTGGTACTGCTGTATCCAGCAAATCAACTGTCATCGCATCTATGCGGATAGTGGTTTCCTTGCGAGTTGCCACATACTCACGCGCTACGTTTAAGACAATATCGTCTGTCTGTGCCACAAGGTCAGGGCGATTAAGGCTGTGTGGAAAGTACTTGGCAATGGAGTCGTTATCGAATACTTCCTGCGTTGTGCCGCCGCCATAGCGGGTGAAGGTCACATCGTTAATGATGAGCTTGTCATCAAAGGCGAACTGAAGGTTCTTGTATGGGATACCTGTGGTCTGATTGAACTGGGTAGGAGTTGTGCCGATTGACTCAACTACCTCGGTGCGGTTCTTAAAGACGGCAGTACCTTCTGCATCCATATAGAAAGCGCCCATGCCCTCGCAGAACTCTGCGTTCTTCATGGCTTCTAGGCTTGTGCGGGCTGTAGCAGGATCAGCGATGCAGGTGCTAAGCCCTGTCGAGATAGAGCGCATGGAAGAAGGGAACTCGATGTAGTCCAAAATCTTGCCTATGCGTGTGCCTGTGTCCTGCCCTGCTGCTGTGTCTGGAACTGTCTGCACGTTAGCCATGTTGAATAGGCGAAAAGCATCTGTAGCAATGATGTCCACATAGCCAGTTTCTTGCCCCTGTGGGTAGGTGTACTTGTAATCCTGCACATAACCGCTGAAGAGCCATGAGCTTGTAGTGGCAGTTGTAGCAGATACACGAATCTTGCGAAGTGGTGCTAGTTTGCCAAAGTAAGGCGATGCTGTGTTCTGTGGGTTGAAGTCAGAGTTAGGGTCTAATACTCGGATTGTGGCGTTGCCAGCCTCGTAGGTATCGCGCATGATGTTGCGCCCTCTGTTGATGGAAATGTTGTAAACGTTAGGAGTTAGATCAACTACTGGGATGATTGTGGCATCAGAGCCAAAACTGCTAACTCCAATTACTCCGTAGGTTGGGTCTCCAATGACAAAGCCTGTACCAAAGGTCGCTCCGCTTGAGAAGTCAAAGGATACGTTTATGGCTGCTGGAAGTGACATTACCAGCCGCCGATTCTGCGTTCTACGTTAGCGGATGAGCCAGAGAGTGCAGCTACGTTAAGCCCGCCACGAATCTCGTCTATAAGATTCTGGGATGTGGTGACTGACCCAGCGACATTGACAACGACTGTTGAGCCACCAGCGCCACCAACGCCTCTTGGATCAACGAATACATCTGTGTTAAGTGGGTTGCCCTGTCCGTAGGTAAAGTTTCCAGTTGGAACTGTAAATTGGAAGTTACCCATCTGTGGTTTCATGTTAGCAATACGAGCAGCTTGCGCCTCTAGACCATCAAGAAAGCCTTTCCATGCCTCAAAAGGATTCTTAGCAGATGGAAGGCTAGTTAAAAACTTAGCCAAGTCCGTACCTAATCCTTGAGAAATTGCTAGTTGTTTTCCTAGTTTCTCAACTTCTGACACGTTTTCTGTAGCAAGAGCCAACTGCAACTCTAAGCGCAGACGATCTTCTTTAGAGATGTTGCCCTTAAGTGCTGCGATGATTCCAATCTGGGTTTGGTCGAAAAGAGTCCCAGTCTTTTTTAGGCTGTTCTGCTTCTTCAATTCTGCTGTGTTCTTCTGTTGTGACTTAAGCAACTCGGCGGCGCGCTTCTTAGCTGCTGCCTCTGCCTTAGCCGCTGCTGCCATTTGAGTTGAACTCTGTGGAATATTAACGCCATCCCATGCCTTCATATAATCTCGGCGCATACGGCGGTTAAACTCTTCTACTTGAGCATCCTGAATGTTCTTCTGGATAGTGTTAAGAGAACTGTTACGAATAGCGTTGAGGATTCTTACGCCTTCTGTGATTCTATCTAGGAATCCAACTGTCTTATCTGTCAGGGTGTCAATCTTGCGGATAAGATCATCCAAACTTGATGAGCCGCTTAGAGCCATGCCAAAGTCGATGATTGCTCCACCAAGGCGCTCCTGCGCGTTACCTGCTGCTTCTGTGAGGATTTGCATCTTGCCCGCATAGGTATCTAGGTAGGCTGCGTTAGCCCCAGAAAACTGCGCGTTGAGTCGCTCTTGCACCTTTGTAAAACTGGCAGTCTTAAGTTCTGCCTGTGTAAGTCCTAGGTTGTACTTGCGAAGGCTTCGTGTGTTGCCCACGTAAGCATTTGAGATGTCCTGTGTAACTCCGATTAGCTCAATCCCGCTACCAGCAGACACGTCCAAGCTAAGGCGCAATAACTCTAGGCTCTTGTTCACCGATCCTGTAGTAGTCAATAATGACTGGAAGGCTTGCGCAAGAGGCTCTCCAGCAATACCTGTGGCTGCTGAAATCTTATCTAGGTTGCTCTGGATTTCTGCTTGAGCAAAAGACAAACCTAGGTTCTTCACAGAGTTGGCTAGTTTAGTGTTAGCCTTTTCAGCTTCGATAAATGCTTGGACTGACTTTCTGCCAAACTGCACAAAGGCTGCCGCGCTAAGGGTTAAGCCAAGGGTTCTGCCAAGGCTCTTAACTGTCTTCTCAAAGCCCTTGACCTGCTTGTCTGCCTTGAGTAAGCCAGTTGAATCCATGGTGGTAGCAATGCGGATTGCTAGGTCTGTCATTGACATCTGTTACCCCTTTGACCTGTAATCGACTTCGCCGCGAGCATTGACCTTTGTAACAACTTTCATGTTGGCAGCTTGGATTGCCTTGACAACTGCTGCCGTAGTTTTGCCTTGATCGTTAGCCCACGCTCTGAATATCAAACGACCCTTAGTCTTACGTGTTCTACGTCCTGCGCTGGATGACTGCTGTGAATCAACCAACGGCGGTAATGAGTTAATAAACTGCTTACCCGCATTAGGATTGGCTGACTTATTAACGCCCCTGCCAGACTCCCAGACTTGTCCGAGTTCGCCCTTGCCAAATGCCCCGCCTGTCCAACCTGCTACACGGCGGGCAGGTGGATTACCTTGAGCGTTTAAGCGACCTGCTGTCTCATAGATAGCACCTGCCGCAGACTTATTGTAAATACTTGCAAGGCTTCTAAAGCCTCGCTTATTAGGTTTGCTGGGTGTTGTTGAATAACCTATGCCCGCTTTGACATTACTAGCGTTGTAGGCTCGATATTCCCAGACTCCGACTGCTTTAGCCCAGCCAGATAACGGCGATGTGCTGGGAACGTAGCCGCGAGCTTCGCTTGTAACCTTGCGAAGATGTCCAGCGATTTCTTTCTGGGTTTCCTTTGCTAATTCAGGAGTGTATTCCTTCATGGCTTTACGAAGTGCTACGGCGTTTTCCAGTTCTACTGGCATCGCTACGCTCCTTCGCTAAATCGTTTAATACCTGTATATGAGCCTTGAAAGCCATCGGAGAAAGTTCCACGATGGTTTGGAAAGGAACTCCAAACTCATAACTCAATCGAGTCGCGAGATAGGTGATGGAGTTCTTTTCCAGCCTTAGTCCAAAGGGTCAGACTCTAAGACCTCAACTGACTTGAGAGTCTCAAGGAACTGTTCCCCGAAAGGCTTGACTGTTTCACCCGAACGTCTAATTGCTTCCCAGCAGAGCCAGTAAACGTCTGACTGCTTCTGATCCTCAATCAGGGCTTTGTGAAAGCCCTTCTTGGCGTATTGCTCAAAGCTGTACTCCAAGACTGGAGTTATCTCAAACTCCTGCACTTGTCCGTCAGCCCTTGTTACTTTGAGTTTTGCCATAGCCCTTATCTCCTTCTTACGCTGTTGTGATTACGATTGTACCTGATACGTTCCAAGTTACAGACTGTGTTGAAATGTCGCCAACTGCGCCGTTGATTGGCGTTGTGTTATTGACAAGGCATGTCATAGTGTAAAGCGGGTTGGTCGCTGATGTAGCGCCAGAAGTCTGCTTTGCTGTGACTGTGACATTGTTGCCCCATACTGAAGATGAGTTTAATGTCTGAAGTGTCTTGGATGTTGCCTCGTCATTGAAGAAGTCAATTGTAATGCTTGAAGCTTCCAAGCCCTTTACATATCGTCTTCCAGAATCGCCCATCGAACTGACGTCCAATTCTTCGAATGATCTGTTGATAGTAACGCTGCTGACGAGTGAAGATAGATCTACCGCATTGACAGTTAGAACTACTCCGTTGCTTAGATATACTGCCACGATTTATTCCTCTTCTTTCTTAGTTGGCTTTGTTTCTGGCTTAGAAGCAACCTGACCGATTTTAATCAGGAAGGCTTCGTTCTCTTTTTCCCATTGTGCTAAATCGGTCATGATTTAACTCCATTCCGTAAGTGTGCTGATTGCAATGTCGCAAGCCAGCAAGTCTCCTGTAGGCAGGTTCAGCACCTTAGGGCTGGACACGCTACCTACATTGAACACGATAGATGAGGCTTCCAAGAGCTGAAAGACTCTAACCACATCATCTTCAATTCCTGCGAGGTTTCCTTGATTGTCCAGTAATGGAACAAGGATGGTAATAGTAAAGTTGGCTAATGGCGCTACTGATGTGCGGTCATTGTTTGTAGGCGTGATATAAGG